GTTTTACCACCGGTGTTGCTTCTTTGGGTTTTACCACCGGTGTTGCTTCTTTGGGTTTTACCACCGGTGTTTCTAACGGTTCTGGTAATGATAATTTGAGTTCTTTTTGATTTTCCAGCTCTAGCTTGGTGTTAGATTTGGTGTCAGTTTTCGGATTTGAGTCTTTGAACCCATTTCTGGGTTCTTCTTCAACCGGTTTAATTTCATCATCCTCTAACAAATTATCTAACGAAACTATTGGTGATGCCGGTTTAATATCATTCTTATTCGATTTTTTAGGACCGACCTTTATACCCACCGGTAAGGTTGGCGGATTTCGTTTAGATGCCATTTATATTTGAATTGTATCTTTTATCTACCGTTGTAACGAACGGTATACTCGATTTTGAAATTGATTATTTTGATAGATGTTTGTGTTTTATGCAAACATATACACGATATGCTTACAGATATTCTTTCAACCATCGAACAATCTGACAAACGTGAGCTTCAGAGGATGTTATCATACATCGAGATGTTCAATGCTGATCACACCAAGTGTGATGATTTGCCACTTGACACTATACGTAGTGTTCTGGATTTTTCTGAGTACGAATATTACAACCAAACCGAAGAGTTACCAGATAGAGTATTGCTCGATCCGGTGTATGACTATATCAAAGAATTGTACGAAACCAGAGCTTTAAGGGAACGGGGAGTTAAACCTGACGAAAGTCAGATGACACATGTTCCCGACATCACTGGTGACAGTAGGATGTGTAAGTTACCTATCTGGATGGGTAGTTGCAAGAAGATGAATTTAGGTCAAGGTCAGGTCAGAGTCTTCGCCAACAAATACCATGGCCCGTATCACGTCAGTGCTAAGATGGACGGATGTTCATGTCTATATCTGATAGACCCAAGTACACATGAACCTAAACTGTACTCTCGTGGTAAAGGCGACGAAGGACAGAACATCAGTGAACTATTGAAGTATATCTCGCTACCAACGATCAGCGATAATGTTATGGTCCGCGGTGAGCTTATCATGCGTCAAAGTGTATTCAAATCTAAATATCAGCGACAAACACTCGATGACACCGAGAAGTTTTCTAACTCTCGTAACGCAATCGCTGGTACTGTCAATCGTATTGGTTCAAATGCTAGCAAAGGTGTTGATACTCCGATGACCGAATTTAGAGCACGGTTTGTCGCAGATATTGAATTTATAGCATACGAATGGATAACGGAGACACCACTGCCCTTTAGCGAGCAATTCTCGAAACTTGACAGTCTGTTCGGTGACCGAGTGGCTAAACATCAATTAATTGATCGCGCCGATGACGATTTACTGTCCAATCTGTACGATCAGTATATTGAGGACATGGACTATGAGATTGACGGCCTAGTGGTAGCTAGCAATGAATCTCATCAACGTCCATACGGTGAGAACCCCGACTATCTACGAGCCTTCAAGAAGCCATTAGCTATTCTCACAGCTAGGAGTACGGTGACTAAGGTCACATGGGATGTTAGTCGTGAGGGTTATTTGCGACCAGTGGTTCATTTTGAACCCGTAACACTCAATGATGTTATCATTACGAAAGCTAGTGGTCACAACGCTAAAATGGTACAAGATGACGGCCTGGGGCCTGGTGCTGTTATTGATATTATCAGATCCGGTGGTGTTATCCCGAAGATCATAAATGTGATCGAGAAAGTAGCCCCTGGGTTTCCTGACTGTAAATTTAGATGGAATGATAGCAAAGTTCATATCTATCCACTAGTCCGAGACTCTCGCCCTATTGACATTAAACAGCTACACCACTTCTTATCAAAGATGGGAACCAAAGGTATTGGACCAAAGTTGATGGAGCGATTGTACAATGGTGGTATCAACACCATAATTAAATTACTGACAGTCACCGAATCTGATCTCAAGTTCATTGGTGGCAAAACTGCTACTAATATTGTAAATACCATTCAACAGAACATGAGCAATTTAACACTACCGGTTTTAGCTGGTAGTTGTGGTATATTTGGCAGTCTGATGGGTGTTAGCCGTTTTGAGATGATCTTCGAGACGTATCCAGATATACTTGGTAGTCCTGAGATTACCAGTGGTGATATAGATAGCATCACCGAAAAGTTAAAGACAGTACCTGGATTTGGACAAAAGACAGCCGCACAAGCTGCAGCCGGCTTTCCCCAGTTTATTAAGTTTCTACAAGAGTTATCTACAGCGGGTATCACACCTGTCGCCGTTACTCCAAAATCAGCACCGTCGTCCCCCGTGATTGTTACCAGTAGCGCTAACGGCATTAGCGGTAGGAATGTTCTAATGACCGGATTTAGAGATAACGACATTGCTACGTTCATACTTCAGCACGGCGGTAAGAATTTAAAGTCGCTGACAAAGACAGCCGATTTGTTGATCATCAAAGACTCAAGTACCAGCAATAAGAAGACACAACAGGCCGAAGCTAGAGGTATTCAAATTTTGACAAAACAGCAGTTCATTGATAAATACATGTCGTGAACTTTTAAAAAACTAACTCTAGAGTTAGTTTTAGTAATTCAAAGACCATGGTCCCCTTTTAAAAAATGGCAACCCGAAATATAACAGACGGCTCAGCTAAATTTATCAGAAGACATAGTGGTAGATGTCAAGTTAAAGGCAGAATTGAAATCATAAGCTATCGCAGAATTAAAGGTGGTCCTAAATACATAACACCACAAACTTATCTGTTGACATCAGTGATGATTGGCGGTGTATTTTATGACCATTTGTGGGTACGAATAGATCATAACATCAGAAAACTATCTGCCAATGTTGGTGATATTATTAGCTTTACCGGTAAAATTTCTGTATATAATGTCCATTTAGGATCTTTCGGTAAAGTAGGAGTCAAACAACCCTACGATAATATAAATGTGTATCGCGTCCCAAATTTATACAATCAATTCATATGTGCCATTAATTAAAATTTTTAACAGTATTCATAAATGAATATGATGGGTCAACATCATGATAACGCTCCTTTGAGTTCTCTTAAGAAGACTAAATACTGTCCTCCTACGGTTCATATGGAGAAGGATTGTAAACCCTGTGAACCTGAACCACCTAAGAAAGAATTCAGTCACTGTGATGATGCTCCCTGTGATCCTTGCGATGGCCGCTATAACGGTAGCTACGGTCGTGGTGGTCATTGGTTTTTGAATCTTGTCATCTGGTTTATCGTGATTGCGGTTATTGTATGGTTCATACTAGTTTCGACCAAACCCACCTGGGTTCAAAAGAATGATGATAATGGTGTTACTACTGGTGAAGTTGATCAGGGTAAAGCTATTCTTTGGGCTGTAATTATTGCCCTTATCATTACGGCGGTTATCTGGATTGTCAGATACGGTATCCGTATGTAAATACGTTGTAAGTTGAGTTAACACTCAACTTATTAATTTAAAGTATAGAAGCCGCAGCTTCACCAGCTGTTGGTACAAGTTCTTCGGCTGCTGATGCTGGCTCTTCAACTGCTTCTTCAACCGGAGACGCTGATTCTTCCGGTTGATCCATACTTTCAGGTTCGGCTGAACCAGCTGTAGGTACCAATTCTTCAGGTTCTTCTACTTCTCTAGCTTCAGGAGGTATCTCCTCAGCTTCTGCCTCAGGTTCTTCTTCAGGTTCTTCAGTCTCGGGTTCTTCTTCTGGCTGTTGAGCGGTTCCACCACCAAATGAAGGTATTGATGCGATCGTAGTTCTGGAACTATCAGTTGACGGACTCGCCGCTGCAGGTCTTGCCACCGCTGCTGGACTCGCCGCTGCAGGTCTTGCCACCGCTGCTGAACTCGCCGCCGCTGCCGGTGTTCGAGTTGGAGTTGATCCTCTTGTGGGTACTAGCAATGTTTCCGATGAAGGTCTGACAGTGGAACCTTCAGCGGTGGTAGTAGCGGGTGATTCTGGTGGGGCTGACGGTGTTTCACCCTGAGCTCTCTCTGATCTTTCTTCGCGAGCAGCTTCTGCTTCAGCTCCTCTAGTTCCTGCTAACGTTATAGAACCACCAGTGTCAAATTTCCGAATTGGAGTTCCGCTCTTGTATTGAATACTTTCGGTTCTCTTAGGAGTATATTCTGTATATCCAGGCATTTCGTAGTTATCTTTAATGCTCTCGCCGCCAGCTAACTGTATTTGTTCGCGATAACCAGTTTGACAAGCCAACGTCACTGCATATTCAGCTATTGGTTCTACTGCCCGTTCCCCGTTATAAAACGCCACTGGCAATCGATTCTGGTAAACCAGTATGAATGGTACGCCCTTCATCCCGGCCCAATGCAATGGACCATTTAAACTTGAAAGTCTAGTAAATGCAGTTGCTACTTCTCGTTCTCGAATTAGATTGCAAGCTGCAAATGTGGGTCCAGCTACTTGCTGAGCCACCAACCACCAAATTTCAGCTAGCTGTCGCGACTCTATATTCTCAACATAGAATAAAATCATAGTACATTCATCGGAGTAGATACCAATTGGTATTTGCTCTTTAAGTGTAAAATCCGACGCTCTTAATTGGATCACCGCTTCTTGAGCAAAAACCGTAGAAGCCAGAACTCCTGGTCTTTCGCTAGCTGATACTCTAGACATTACTTTGTTATAATTGATTTATTTTAGTAGTTTTAAGTAACCCTTAAATTATCGCATATTCGTATATGGCACCTAACATTACAATCAGCGTGCCACAGCCATATAATAAAATAGGTGATGGACCCGAAGGTCCTGAAGTTAGAATAATGACCGATCAATTGAGTCAACGTATAACTGGTTTGACTATAATCAGAGTCGACACCAATTGGGCTAAACTACGAAATGATAACTGGGAAGCGGGAGTATCATTATTTCCTGCCAAAATTATCGAGGTCACCTGTAAAGCCAAATTTATGTATTGGCGATTGCACAGTTTAAACGAAAACAAACATTTCTATCTAACATGTACGGTATTAATGTCCGGTAAATGGTTATTTAAACCTGGAGCGTATACTAAAGCAGTATTTATACTGCGTGCACCTCTGACAACTCCGTTGACATTTGGAGATTCTGAATATAGTATAGTAGATACTCCACTATTCTTTGATAGTCAACGCGGTCTTAGCAAACTAATTTTTAAATTCACTGACGAGGAATTAGCTGAGAAGATGAAGGAATATGGCCCCGATTTACTACAAGTACAAGTACCATTTGATGAATATTGCAAGAAGATCAGATCGATCAGATCTGATCGTATGGGGGTCTGTAAGTTCTTGCTCACTCAAAAATACTTTTCGGGAGTTGGTAATTATCTCAAATCCGAAATACTATATCATTCCAAAATTCATCCACGTAGGACTATAAAGTCACTCACTGACGACGAGATCAAACGTATGCTTCAGTGGTCCTTGTACTTGATAAGAGATTCCTATCATACCGGTGGGGCTACTCTTAGTAGCTATCAAAGTCCACTTGGTGAAGTTGGTAATTTTAAACGATATGTGTACAAACAGGACGATGAGAGAATTAGCTACGCCGAGATTGATGGTCGCGGTACATATTGGCGCGAAGATTTACAGTTCTAAAAAACTCAACATCAGTGTTGAGTTTTTGGGATAACTCAACACTGATGTTGAGTTTTTTAGAAGTACGGCTTTAATTAAACCTTGAACTTAGCGGCGTTGTATACTGCCTTGAATAGTTGCAACACATTCTCAGCGGTATTGACAACGCTAGCGCTAGCGCCAGTTCCAATCTGTGCCCACAGCATAGGCCATTCTGAAGCAGGCCTTTGGAGAATTCGCTGGTTAACTTCAAGTTTAGTTTCATTATTAGAACCGTCAACCAACTTCGACATTTCGTCGCCGGTAAGGGACTTCTTTGCAGAATGCGGAGAATTGAGCTTCTGAACTGCAGTCAACGAATACCATAAGTAACCACTTTCGAAGATTACGGGTGGAATCTTACCAGAATTGTTCTTTTGCCTGGCGATGGCGATTGCGTCGGCACCGGTTTGACCCTTTTGGAGTCTCCTGATAGTGTCCATAATGGGAGCAAATTCTTCGGTAACCTTGTAGTAAGGTCGGACAAACTTACCGTCACCCAATGCCAACCTTGCCTCTGTATCTGCCTCACTCAGAACATTCTTTCTGTAATTCTTGACAAGATGAGGTGCCGTAATCAATACAAACCTCGAAACTGCAGCCGGAATACCCTCGACGGTAAACAGCGTATTCAAGACCTCACCCAAAGTGTTGCCGGAGGTAACACCTTGAGCACTTAGTTTGACTAGTGCTGCGTCGATTTGGCTAACCAAACTATCACCGAAAACATCTACTCCTTTCACCTTTTCAGATCTACCACCAACCCTCGCAGCTAGCTGGTTTCTCAAATTGCCAACAGATTGGGCAAACACACCCACACCAACGCTACCATTAAGGAAACTTGCCATACTGCCATCGATATACGTCAACGCGTTAGGACCAGTGAACAGAGAGCTATCCGATGATCGGCGCACACGCTTAGTGAGTGCGCCCAGACTAGATGCGACATTATCCATAGCCACGCGGTATGCTTGTCTATACTTAGCAAGCTGCTCGCGAGTAACCATTATGTTAGTACCGGACTGATAGACCTCTTGCCTCTTGCCCTTTCGGCCGAAAAGAGATTCCAACCTAAAGATTACACCGGCTGCTTTCTTCAGCCTCAGAATCTCTCTACGAATTTCTGCTTTAGTATAGTTGATGAGTTCTCGGTTAGTCTTGAGGTCCTTCCTACTACCACCACCAGAAGCGGTAGGTGACACTACCGATACACTTCCTAGTCGTTGGAATCCCTTTTCCGCTTGGCTAATTCGATCTTTGAGAGTACTCATTATGTTTTGTAAACTTTTGAGTTTATTTAGGTACTTTCTCAAGTATTCGCTTTATAGACTTTTAATGAAGACTATGACGTTTTCAGAACAGGGATTTTTTTTAGAAAAAAACATCAATTTACAATTAATTTCAATCCCAGAATTAGTTTCTAAACAAGAATGTTAATACGATAAAGATGACCGATCGAATGCATAATGTCGCGAAATGGGAACTTGAAACTTTTAACGATTTTCAAAAGAAATTACACACTGGTGATGGAAAAGTAAATCTGCGCTTTCAATTAGAAGTTAAAAGAGTATCTTGGGGTGTTAATGTGACCGAAAAAGTTGAAGGAATTGATTCCGAGACTCCAGAGGGACATCAAGTTATATATAACATTAATCACAAATTTGACTACCTAATGTGGAGTTATCTTCAATTTGAAGTTCCGGCGGTTAAAGTTCCTGAAAAATTCAAAGGAAAAGTTGAAATCTGCTGGACTCCAAATCTATTCCATAATATGATCAAAGAAGCCCACTTTAGAGAAGATAGCGAATCTATACAACGAATTGACCAGGTATGGTTAGACGATTACGCTCAAAATTTTATTAAAGGGGATTTTCGAACAATGTATATGGCAAAAGCTGGTAATATGAGAGCTCTTACCGAATGGAGTGATAAATTACCTAAAATGAGCCTTAAGTTACCTCAATCTCAATGGATGTATTGCAAAAGACGCCAAATCGCATTTCCATTGTTCCTATGCAAAAATAGTAAAATTGATCATCAATATTTGTTTAATCTTAGTGCTAGTTCACTGCTTAGAATACGTGTTAGAGAGAATCCAGAAGATCCTTGGCAATATATTGATTTTCAGCCGAAATTTGTAACCGGCTTGAAAGCTGATGGAAGACTTCCTACACCTGAGATGTTTGCTCGATATGCCATGATTACTGAAGTTGAAAAACAATGGATTAAAGACAATGGAAGTAAAGAGATATACTATGATGATGTGGTGTCAATTGACGAAGATACTGAATACAAATATGGCGACAACCCAAATTTGGTTTTAGATACTACATACACATGTAAAGCAGCATTCTTTCATGCGGAGAATCAACGTGCAAGAGATACTAGATATATGAGTAACTATACTACTGATAGTGAAGACCATATGGAGGGTTGGAACCCGATTGTATCAGCCGGTTTATCATACGGCTCGGATAAACGAGTACCACATTTGCCTTCTGATTCGTTCGACTTTATTGAACCATTTTTTGGACTGGACACCGTAGCCTCAGAGCCCGGATACAATGTTATGATTCTGGCATTTGATCTACCATCAGTGTACGGTGATGTTGGTAGTAGTTTATTTTCCGAAAAATCGCCAAAACTCAACATCAAACTTAGTAAGACCGTGTTGTTTGAAGACGATCCAAATATCGATGATAGCGATATTACGGTTTCGGAAATTATTAAGAAGAAACCAACCGATGGTACCACTTTTAAGATTAAAATACGACTAGTAGTTCAACGTAGACTAGTGTTTACCGATGGTGGTAAAATTAAACTTACAGCACCTAGAGGTGATGATTCATAATAAAACTAAAAAACCCATGCTAGCATGGGTTTTTGAACTTACCAGACCCATGCTAGCATGGGTTTTTGAACTTACCAGACCCATGCTAGCATGGGTTTTTGAGCTTATCTATTAGCCAGAAACAAAATGACAATAACTATTCCTAGTGCGACTAGTATCACCCATAGAGCAGTTAGATCTGAGCTGCTATCGTCATCTTCATCTCCATGATGGGACTCCTCAAGATCTGGCAAATTTTCTATTTCTACTTTAGGTGCAATTTTTGATCCTGATTTATGATGAACCCAATTAACAGATATCTTGTCAATACCCATACCTTTAAGTTTGCCCTTCTCGTGTTTGCTGAAGCCTTTAAAGGTGTTGGGGTTACCAGATTCCATATAGATAATAGCATCTGACTTAGTACCGCTAGTCAATACTTTGAAATGGTACCTACGATTCTTGCTATCATAGGTACACAGGATTACAGTCTCACCACATTTACCTTTAGCAACACCTCTGGGTAAAGGTAGAGAACCTGCACACAATACTCCACAATCGCCACCGCCCTGGTTGCTATTAATCAAACACCCGGCAAAGTATGCACACAGGGTACCTGGTTTGGCATTATCAACATCACCAAAATGTTTCTTTACCAAGTTATAGAGATGACTGTAACCGTCGCTCTCATACAACATGTCTACTAGTCTTACGATCATATCATATCCTCGCTTCAAATCACCGTGGAGATCGCGGATATAATAATGAGAATGTTTTCTCATATCAGCCAATACATGGTCAATCTCGGCTATATCAAATTTTAATTCTCGATTCTTACCCTTCTGTACTATTTCAAGTTGACGATGGCTATCACTATCTTCTAAACTAGGATAGCCATTTGGATTAAACTTAGCTCTCGCGAGCGATGCCATCTTTTATTCTTGAATCAGATATAACAATAAAATCTTTTATTGCGGTTTCTTTTAACTTCAATTTTATTTAACGGAGTTTGAAAAAGATGGAGGAAGATTATAGCAGGACTTTAGATACTGTATATACTTACATTTATAAGACTGCTATACAGATTCAATACCCGGTGAGGGGCTGTCGAATCGTTCAAAATGATAAAAATGACAGTCAGGGGCTGAATATTACCAGCTATACCGACTTTAGAAATAGATTTAAACTCATAAGTCCAGTAGACTTAGTTAAGAATAATCCTGATAAAAATCCTCAACAAATTCACGAGCTATATCCGCAGTTTGAAATTATAAATCTGGTATACGCATATTACCAAGAACTAACAAAAGAACTAGAAGCTGATGCTGATGCTGATATTAATCCTTTTGAGGAGGGATATGTCGAGTTTATATCTGATAAATTTAGAGCTGACATATTACAGATGTTAATATCTACATTAGCTGATTCTGGAATCAGCGATTTACGATCTCTTCACGAATCGTATTTGATTTTTTTGGACGATTTGATCCAAGATTTTTTACGGGATGAACGGATAGTGGAAAAGATCAATGAAATTGAGAATACACTAAACTCAACTTTTAGTGAGGAATATAGAGTGTCAGACATTAACAAAACTAAAATATCATATGCATTTGGGGTTACTATCACCGATTCAGAATATACAAGTCTAGACGAGTTAGCCAAATCGGAATTCGGTATTAATGTTTTTAACCAGTCATCAACATCAAACGACGTGCCGTTAATTCAATATAATGATATTGGTAAATCTGGTACTAGTAACCAGCTATATAGGATATATAGAGGTGAAACTGACAGAAAACTAGATTATAAGAAACTGGTTGCAGCTCTCGGTGATAATAAACTGTCACTTTATTATCGGATATACGCTAGTAGCTACGAAACTTTGGAATATAGAGTGTCTGAAAATAAGTTACTATTAACCGAGAATGTGGATACTGCTAGAACTGTAGGTACTAAAGAATATCTTATTGACCGATTTATGTCCAGTAACGACATTAAAATGACCGTTGATACGACCAGTGCATATAGAGACTCCATCAAAGGTTGGTTCAATATGTATGGTGTAAACATGAACGATGTGGTATTCATGGATCTATTGTCAGTTAGCCCTCACAATGATAAAGATCGTCCACCCGAATTTCCAACATATATAACTATGGATGAATCGGTAGAGATATATCCAAATAAGAGCAATTTAACAATAAGAACTGTTGATATCCCTGAATTCATGAATCCGGCCAGTCTACGTATGGTTATAGAACGATCAGGGGTTGAAATGCCAAGACCTATTCGCGCTACTATTAAAGCTGAAACTATTGAAGCAGGTATTTCTTATCCAATCATGGGTGGATTGACTACTATGAGTCCTGGAAATTATGTTACCATTAAGTTTGACAGTGTTAGTGATGAAAATGCGGTGAAACATTTTAGATATCTAATGAGTAGATTGTTTAGATTTTACGAATCACAAACTTCCAGAATTATTGAATTGTACTCAAAATTCTTCAGAAATGTAGATACTAGAGGTATCATGGGTCAGAAACCTAAGGTGGCTAAGACTAAGTCTATCAAGATGCTTAAAGATTATGATGCTAAAATTTCCAAACAACGCGGTGTGCCTAGTCTGATAGTTAAATTATACGCTAGAGAATGTGAGAAGTATCAGCCAACAGCTATTGAACCAGAAGACGTAACCGTCACAACTGATATCAACACTGGTAAAACCATTTATACTTGGAAGTCCGACCCAACTCTACAAGTTATGCCGTTCCCAAATATGGTAGATCCATACTGGTTTTTTGTGTGCAATCATAGTGAACATCGATATCCGGGATTGAAGGTCAATAATCTATCAAATAAACAAAGCTATCCATTTATACCTTGCTGTTACAAGAATGACAGTATGAATGATACCAATAATAATTGGTATCGGTATGTTAGAGGTAAAATGCCAGTCGCTAAATTTGAAGGGTTTGCAGATAAAGAAGTATTAACTAGATTTACAATAGTCCCTGGTAGATTCTCGATAATTAGCTCTGATGTTAGTTCTGTACTCAGAAGTTTAGATTCTGATTACGATTACTATCGTTATGGTTCAGCTATTGGTCCTAATAGTTTTTTACAATCGGTGATTGCAGCTGTAGATCCTAGATACCGACAACTTACAACTATATCTGAGATTGAAGAATATATAGCCGGAATTAGATTCAGCATCGCTAATTCTATAAATACCAATGTTATGAGCCAAGAGACATTCGATATGAGTTCTGAATCAAGATATAAGAATTTAGCGGATTTTAACATATATCTTGACCCTAATTTGTACTACAGAGCTTTAGAAGAGTATTTTGGGATAAATATTTACGTATTCACGCCAACTGGAATATGCTCTCCAAGATTTAGAATATTTAATGTTAGGTATTACAATGCCGATAGACCAACGGTACTGGTATATCAACATTATGGAGGTAAACCCGATTCTATGAGTTATCCTCAAGTTGATTTGATTGTATCATCACCTAGGGGTAAACCCAAAATTAACATATTTACGGCTAATAAAGTCTATGATAATGAATTCTCGAGTAAAATCCACATTCTATACCAAAACTCTATGAAAAACATAACATGGAAAGTTGAATCTGAAATGTCTGGGCTATCAGTGTTGCAGGCTCGTCTTAACATGTATTCCGTATTCGATTACAAACAAATCATACGGAGTATTGGGGGTACCATAGTTGGACAAACTATAGACGATCTTGGTAAAACCAGAATCGTACAATTTATGGCAGCCGGTGTTTCTATAATTATGTATGTGCAACCGGGACAACCGTCAGGTGTTGACAATATCATAGCCGATGATTTGACAAACGGATTGCCTAAAATTGAAGATGTAATCCGAGTCAACGGGTTACAGTCACCGACGAGTGTCGCACTTAGAGATTCAAAAATTATAGGTCTATGGTATAGATATTCAGATCTTGATAATGCATTTTTTATACCGGTCCGATCATCCATAATGATTGGGCCAGTTTCAAATTTACCCCAAGGGTTACCTTCGTTAGTTATCAGTAGTACCGGTTCTCGATATTTAAGATTACAAAAGCTTCGAAGAACGGCTAACTTGTATATGCAATTGTTGTTAGTAGCTTACTCTAAATATCAAGGTGAATTGGACACATTCATTGATGAATATTTGACAACAAACGTCAGCCTCAATACGACCGATACGGCTAACATTTATAATATGAGTCAACTAGTAAATTCCGGAATCAGATGGATACCAGTTTTTGGTGATATCCACGATGTCATTGATTTTATAAGAGATAAGACCACCGGTATAATCGACGACGATGATAGATTCCAGGCTTATTCCGACAAATTCTACCGAGGGTTGGTATATTTCTTGAAGGATTATGAGAAAACAATGATCGATGATATCAAACGGCAGCCTAGACTATTACATGGTATCTTGACACAAGAATCTGACTTTAAAGCTAGAACTAACGAGATAATATTTGTGGGTAAAGACCGTATAAATTCTTGGATAAATTTGGTAAGCAATCCTGATTATATGTCAATTGAGATTCACCGCAGTATACAAATTGGAGTTACTGATATCAAACAATCGCCATATGTATATACCTCTAAAGATGGTAAAATATACATTATCCAGAATACATATAGTAAAAGCCTACGGTCAGCAATCCAAGTAGCTTATAGTTGGTCAGTTACTAAACTAAATATTGGTTATAGTCGAGTTAACGATTACACTGAACCTGAACTACCACCATATAAAGTTTATCAAATAACGGCTGACGGTCAATTAGAAGTACAGTCTGACAATTCTAACGGTAGCGTTGAATACTTACGAGTCCTAAACTATTCTGGTTTGAGAGCTGATGATTCCAAGAGAGTATACGGGGCTATTCTCGAACTGTTATAACTTCAACAAAACCTAGTGTATACTAGGTTTTATAACTACTCTACACTAGGTATAAAGTTTGTAAATGATATAATGTATATTATATTTTAAACTCACAAAGATGATTAGAGTTCAACCGTATTCGTGGTCAGAGCAAGATGAGATGATAATGAACCGTAGAGGGAATGGTTTTGAAAAACATATCACCTTACATGCGTGGTGTTTAGACGAAAATTCCGAACCCCTACTGTTACGTATAAACGATTTTTATGCGATGTGCCATTTAGAATTGCCGCTTAAAATCGGCGGTAAGAGTATTGAATGGACTGATCGTAGAATTAAGAAGATTATAAGTCAAACTTTCAATGAAGTTAAGACTAAACCTACCAAATACGCTTTTACTCGAAAACGAACTCTATACTATTATGACAAATCTCAATTATACCCGATGTTGTTAATGCTATTTAACACCAAGGACGAGATGTTTCGATTTAAACGGTACGTACAGTTGCCGAGAACATACCGAGGGATTGGTAGTTTCCCGTGTTCGGTCCATGAGACTCAGATTAGCTGTTTGCGTAAGCTAATGACGGCCAAAGATTTCAATATCTGTCAATGGCTGCAAATAAATCCAAATCCGGTAGCTGATATCTACAAAATATCTAACCTGGACCGCGAATATGTTTGTAGTTATCGAAACATTTCGGTAGTCGACACTACAATATGTAAGTCACTCGAAACTTATCCTAATATAGCATGTTTTGATATAGAGGCTTGGAATGGTATGCGATCAGATAAAGATCCTATGGTTTTTCCAGTAGAACATTATGCGAAGCATGCTGCCTATATGATCTCGGTAGTTTTTCAAAAGGTTAGTAAGCCCGAGACCAGGAAGATATACTTAATAGTTATGGGAGACTGTGATCCTATTGATAATTTTGAAATTATTAGAGTAAATACCGAAACTGAGCTTTGTGATAAGTTTGCTGGGTTGATCAAGGAATTAAACCCTGATATCATGATGGGTTATAATACTCTAGGATTTGACTACAAATATTTAGATGCCAGACTAAAGCTCAGAGGTCGTAATTGGATACACTGTAGCCGTAAACCAGGCCAAGATGTAAAATTATATGAGCCTCCAGTTTGGAGTTCTAGCGGTAAAGGTTTCAATAAAACTAGATATTTGGAGATGCCAGGTCGAATCGACATTGATATGCTTCGAGTGATTAAATCCGAATATAGATTGCCGGATAACACATTAGAAACTGCAGCTCAACATTTCCTAGGACGTGGTAAGTCGCCCGTAAGTCCCGAACAAATGTTTTTGATCTATGGAGAGTTTGTAGGTGCTACCGATGCTATCAAACAATTGACTAAAACTTTGCGATCGGTCAAGGAGATACCAGACTTTCGGTACGGATTAACTAATGATGAACTTAGAACTCAGTACTGTCCACCGTTGACGGTACTGGCAAGACTGGAATCGGTGCCAGATTGTGAGGCTATCGTTGAACGATTCATTAAAGCGAAAACTGAGATGACTCGGGTGTCTGAGTATTGTGGTATTGATTCAATACTACCGATTGATCTATTTGACCATCTAGGTACCTGGACTAAGGTCAGAGAGTTATCAAATGTTGTTGGTATTGACCCTATGCAAACGTTTCTTCGGGGTGAGCAGGTTAAATGTCTGTCGCTGGTTTATGATATTTTGACCCGAAATGGCGTTGTCATGAACACCATTAAAGCGAAGAAAGAAGACTTTGAAGGTGGTTTTGTAGGTAAACCTAACCCCGGCAAACATACATATGTCATTATTTTAGATTTCAAGAGCCTATATCCGAGTATCATTATCGCGTATAATATGTGCTATTCTACACTGATACCCCCAGAATTGTGGGATTCAGTACCCGTAGAAGATTGTAATGTTTTTGAATGGACCGCTGACAAAGATGGCGAAGAAGTCAGACACGAACACAGATTTGTTAAGAAACATATATCTGAAGGGTTCCTGCCTCGACTTTGTAGCTACATGATTACTCAACGTGATGCTGTTCGTAAGGTTCAGCGAACCCTTGATAAGTCGGATCCACAGTGGTCGGTGTTAGAAGCTCGGCAATTAGCTCTTAAGGTCACTGGTAATTCCTTCTATGGTTTCTTGGGTACCGGTGAAAAAGGCAGGCTACCTTGTGGAGAGATTAGTACTTGTGTTACCGCTAAAGGTCGCGAACTTATTCAATATTGCAATAAATGGCTTGAGGATAAATATAATGGTTTTATCGTGTATAACGATACTGATAGTACGATGGTTAAATTGCCGTTTATCAACAGTCGAGCTGAATGTCGTGAATGGGGCGAACGGCTTGAAAAGGAATTATCAGCGGAATTTCCAGATCCTTTGTATTTTGAACTCGAGTATTGTGCTGACATGTTCAGTATCAAGAAGAAGATGTACGCAATGAGAGTATACGGAAAATCTGACGACGGTTCTCAAGACTTTATTAAGATGAAAGGTGTAGCACCAGTCAGGCGAGATCGATGTGAATGTGTTAAGAACATGTATACTGGTGTCATTGAGAACGTGTTCGATTACGAGATGACACTTGACCAATCTTTTGAAAAGGCTCACGATGACCTGTTCAATACCTGTTTAGCCATTATGAGACGCGAGGTACCAATTGATGATCTAATTATGATTAAGGGTCTAGGTAAAGACTATAAGTCTGACAGCTATTTTATGAAGGTGTTTTCTGAGGAGCTTAAACGTAGAGGTAGGCCGGCTGAACCTGGTTCTAAGCTAAAATATCTAGTGGTAACGGGTAATTCAAAATTAGGCGAAAGAATGAGACTACCAGAACAATACTACGAAGTTATCGGTACACCTGATCAAGAAACTCTAGATTACCTATACTATGTCGAAAATGGACAAAATATTATTGATCGGATATTTGGTATTGCATACCACGATATACTTAATTCCAAAAGGTTAAAACGTAATGCTGTCGGTGCCGCTAAAATAATTACGATCTTAACTAAGCGAGGTTTTGAAGAGCACATAGATACAGCCAGATACTATTATACTCAGGATACTGGTAATCGGTTCATAACTGAAGTTGATCTAGTAATATGGATAACCAAACAAGTAATCAAGCGTTGTGAGGGTCCAAAGAAAAATGCTATTCAGGCTTTAAAGACTCAGACAACTAAATTATACCACCAATATATGAACACTGAACGAATGGTTACAGGGGTAATTACCCAAAATCCGTTATTAACTGCTTTAAATATTTTCCGGGCCAAACACCAAGTTTGTGAGCAAATTAGAGATACATACGATTCTAAAAGGTGTTAACAGTAGGTACTTAAACCTCTGGGCTCGAAATATAAATCATCATGGATACCGGTAAACGTAAAGTATTCCTAGTATTCGGTGCCAAAAGATCTGGTAAACATTTACTGGCAAAAAAGTTCCAGGACGATTCAGTGTCCTGGAATTGGAAGATATTTAAAAGAAGAGGTGTAAAACCCCTTGAAACCTGTGACGTTACTGTCATTTCCTACGGTGATGTGTTGATCGACGAGATATCAGCCAAATTTAAGATTAGTCCTGAGCTTGATCTTCGAGAAAGAATTGATGAGTCTCTATTTCAAATATTGAAAGCGGAAATAATGAATATTCCACTATTGGTGGATATTCCAGAGGATATGCCAATGCTAGATCATATCCTAGCAATTCCATATCGGAATGTCGTAACTGAGTTAGCTGGTCAAGTCAGTTTGAGTTCACAGCAGTTATTTGAATTAACAGTTAGAGATGTATTGTCAATGCAGGCTAAACATAACCGAAACACTGATAGTACCCATTTTAGTAAATGCGTATACAATCCAATTTCAGATCAACCGGACGATGATTTTATGATATTGGGATTGAGATTTTCGGACGAACTTGCCGAGTCATATGCGTATTTGTACGAACGGGATATTGTGACTCTCAGAGTATTTGATTCCAAAATGGTTGACACATCTGGATCGCCAGAAGAACACGATTTGGACAAAACAGTGGTCGATTACTTTGTAGTTCCTTCGGAAGATTGGGAAGATCAAATAAAGGTAGCCGCGAGGTATTTTCCGTATGTGTCCAATTTTGCTGTGCAGGAAGAAAGTAATATGTTGATCGACGAGTCATCTGACGAACCGGTGTCCGAAGAACCGGTGGCTGATGAACCGGTGGCTGATGAACCGGTGACTGAAGAACCGAAAATAATTGAACTATTGTCTCCAGTTATAAACGACAGTGGTGCTGAACTTGATTAACCATCATTTTAATTAAGCTGATTCTAGAATCAGCTTACATCGTAATTCAAAGTAATGCTAAAGCACCAAGTGGTAGTAGCTCTGCAGCTTCAGCAGCACCACCGGCAGCACCAGCCGCTTCAACCGCGCCACCAGCAGCACCAGCCGCTTCCGTAGCGCCACCAGCCGCCTCTGCGCCTTCAGCAGTGTCACCCGCTGCTTCACCACCTTCTTCGGCCTTTGATCCTAATTTTGGGTTATCTTCAGTTTTACCACCACCAAACAAACCTTCAAGTGGATTGCCGAGGATTGTAGTCCTGCTACTTTCTTCTTTCTCGGGTGGTTGCTGATTATTTTGCGCGTTAGTATCCTGAGCTGGGGCTGGAGCCGGCGCTTGTGCTGTGGACGGCGCTGGAGTCGGGGCTTGCGGCGCTGCAATTACAGTTTGGGTAGCCGAAGGTGATGGTGCTGGCGTCGGGGCCGGCGTTGACCTTTCGGTTTCTCCAAACAATAAACTACCACCAAAGAATAGAAATAATAGGAACCCGCCAATCACTAATGCCGCTACTATTAATGCGATAATAGCCACAAATATATTTTCAATTCGCTGCTCTTGTGATATTTCAGCTAATTCTTTATTAAACAACTTAACTTTACTAATATTGTTGATTGTACAACTAGAGGTGGCATTGCCGGTCTGAGAAAATGCAATAACTCCACTCAAGGCTTGACTGTTACTCAGCACAAAAATATCATCACTTTGAACATTACTAGAGGTTGCAGTACAGCTACTATTAAGTAGTTGAGTCACCGAATTAGTTATAGACTGTTCTACAGTTGCTGATTCCTTGTTATGGGTATCTGAAAATATGCTTAGAAATGATTCGTCCAATTGTTGGGTCTGCTTGGCTACACTTTCAAGTATATCCTGAATTTGAGTTGATATCTGATTTTTGAGGACACAACTGGCGTCAACCTGGCAAACTTGACTAAAAGCATTCAAGTTACCCTCAATTACACTACCACTAATAATCGTAGAATCTCCATTCTGAATATTTGAACAAGTAGCTTTACATGTTTCAGAGGATGACTGTACTATACTATTATTAAGACTTTGAATTTCTTTGGCTCTAGATGAATTCGAAGAACCCATTTTAGAAACAAAAGATATTAACCTCAGGTATTATGAACACAATTCATCATAATTATAAACTGTGTTCATAATACCTGATGTTAAACATCATTAGGTATACTCAGGTCATGAAATTTTAGGTTTCGATTGAAATGATCGATATTTAATGTAGATTTTAATTCTGGGGATTGAGATAATATCTCAATAATTTGCATGGCAATATTTTTGGATAATTCTCTCTTACCGATATACCAAGCTGCTATTAGTGATTCGTCAAACAAATATAGGATATCACTGGTTGGTATTGTGTATGATTTAGAAGTTTGATGGTATATATCTATTATACTATCCCATAATTTAAAGTGACGACAGTGCCTAACAGCTTTCAATAGAATACCAGTTTTACTGCAATCGGTCGATAACAAATCGCTATAATCACCGTAGTGACTCTTAAAGTTAGATTTGTTCTTAGCATATACTACTGACATTATCGCTTCTTCTAAATTTGGACGTTTTAATTTCATGCAGGCTTGAAGTTCTATATCAAATTGGTCAATGAACCATTGCATGATATCCTTGCTGCCGCTAAAATATCCACTGACAATTTTACACCTACGATGAGCATAAAAAACTTCCATATCATTTAGTTCTTGTATTGAGGTTTCATTAATTATAGTTACCGATATTTTATCGGAGATTTCAGAATTAATGGCTGAGATTAACGCATCTTGTTTTATTTTCTCTTTACCCGGCCATAGATGAAATATTCCGTAATCTACCCATACAAATTTACCAGAGTCGAAAGGGTTTAATGATATAGCTTGTTGTATCGCCCAAAATTTACTCCAACCTACTATAAAATATAGAGCGGTATCAGTTAATCTATTGAGACCATGAGGAACACATCCTGCTGCAAAATACCTTTCGATATCTTCTCGATATCGATAGTACGGCAATTTTTCTAAGTGTATTGGGATTATATAAGTATGATCTAATAAACCATAAGACTTCCGTTTTTTCCAAGCAATTGTAGCTACTTCGGGATCAGCTAGTAAAAACAAATTGATCGGCAGTTTCAATAAATGTTCCGACAACTGTAGATAGTTTCTAGATTCTCTTCCTAGTTCTCGTTTGCTGAGATCAAAATATATAGATACCACAGTCGATGAAATTGGCTTAAATCCGTTACCCATGGTTAAATTGTATACACGACCAGATAGATCTCCAGTTAATCTTTCACTAGGAATAGCTATAAAATTTCGACAATCCGGTCGATTTCCCGGTAAAACTTCATTTATCATATATACCTGATATCCATGGTTAACAAAATAACTACGGATATCTTCAATATGTACTTCGTATGTTACTACTGGTCTTAACGATTCGATTAACTTTTGAGAACCCCTGATAACTAAATGTTCCATACCCTCAACATTGAGATGTATATAATCTATATCTTTGATAACTTTTTCAGCAAACAATTGGTCTAGAGAAGTCGATTCTACTTTAGTACTAGCGGTTTCATCACCATTAGTACTCAATACTCTATCACCTTCGGAAATCGCTTTCTGTATGATAACCACATTGTCCAGATCGTTTAACTTAACCAACTCTGAAATGAATTCACAGTTATCAGCTGAAGGATCAATTGCATATACTGTGCCATCAATGTTTTTGGCCCAAGGCAGACTATTATCACCTATCCATGCTCCTAGATCTATAATGTTTTTGCTAGTATCAATAATACCATGAGCAAATAACACTTGGTGTATTTTTCGAAATAAAACTTCATGCTGACATCTTTTAGCGAATACTCCGGCAAATTTATGACCTGCTGTAACTTTTATTATCACACCGTCATCGTGAGGGAAAGAAACTTCCATTTATATACTCGCCTCAATATCTTTAAATTGTATAGGGTTTACAACACAAAACTCCCGTTACTTTCTTGTGTTGTAAGCACAGCTATCATAAACCCGGAAATACCAATGGCTCCAAATATCAATCTATCACCATCTGTCAAATTAATACTGTCAGAGTAATTAACAATTACGGTGAATATTAGAGCTAATAATACAATTACCGTAGCTGGAGCTACGGTAGCGGCCCTCGCCATTATTTTAACGTGTGTTATTTTAACAACGGTTAAACCTCTGTTATTTTAACAACGGTTAAACCTCTGTTATTTTAACAACGGTTAAACCTCTGTTATTTTAACAACGGTTTAAGTTTACCGTCAATAAAATTGCAAATTTGAGGGTACCATTTATGATTCCAAGCTTCTCGATCAAATGGAATTCGCTGTTTAAATACTTTACCTTCAGGGATACAATATACAACATAATCATACCATTGTCGATTCATGATGGCTAAACATGTTTGCATTTGAAGATAATGGCTAATTGGAATATGGTCATAAGTTTTAGGATCATGTCCCATCTCACAATCAGTCTGATATTGAAGAATACTACGATACATTTTTTGTGGACATTTGATCTCTAACAACCCGTAGGTACCCACAACTCCATCTGGTGAACCACCTAACATTGTATTCCATTTGGGGACTGCATGTCCAGTTTCATCAACACTGAAACCAGTTTCTCGGGTGTACCATTTTCGGGCATCATCTTCATGGTCTATTCCAAATTGCATTCTGACTTTAGCCTCAGCTGTAAATACTTTCTTTTCAATACCAGCTATCTGTCGAGCCACCCGTTCTGGACAATCATCTTCGTTATATTTAACAACTCCTAAAGCCTCAGCAACACGCGAGCTGGTCAGTCGATTAGCTCGGGCTCTATACCACCCGGCTTTACATTGTTCATCTGGATATAACCAGAAAGTATCCATATCTAACCAATTCTTAAATTCATCCGACATCTTATCAATGTCAATATTTGAGATATTTAAATTTTGATTAGGGACAATGATATCAACATCAAATATATGCTTTCAATCTAATTTATCATCAACAATTTACGAATTTACAAATCAAATAAAAAATAACAATAGTTCTTAGTGATCACTAAAATAAGATATGCCGAAACTCAAGAAGGGTAAGAAGAGTGCAAGTTCTTTGCCATCTCCAGAAGAGGTTATGGATGCAGTCTGTAAAAAGGATTATGATGAACCTGTCGTGATCCCAACCGAAGAACAAGAAGACAGCGAAGAAATTAAGTTGGTTGAAGAAACCGAAGAAGAGGAAGTTGAAGTTCCAGCTCCAATTAAATCTTCAAGTTCTGCCAGTATTTTGAGCAAGCGAGCTAAGAGTGTTGGTGGTGGTAAAACTGAACTTTTTGATCCTACCAAAGAAGTATCTAACGCTCACGAATATTTCAGGGATAACTATTTCGAATCTATACCCCAGGCTTTGTACAATCTCATTAAGGGGTATAAGAAGATTCCTAAGAAGAAATATCAGCAAATCTATCTGGCTTTTGGTTATGTGACCGTCGGCAGTGAGTCTCGAAAAGACTCGCTGATGACCAGTATCAATCAACTTGGTGGTTCGTTCGAAGAACTCAAAGTTACTAAAGATCGATACGTACATCATCTGCAGGAACTCAGGAAGGCAGCTAAAATGGTTAGGTCCACTGATCACAAGTTCACTACAGTGATTCAGGTCGATTCCGATCGTGGTACCTTTACCTGCAAGGGTAAGAACATTTTCAGTTGTGCTAGCCCTTCCCAAATTGTGGTAGACGGGGAAACTGACCTCCGAAAACTGCATGTGAACGGATCTGTAGCTTTGAAGACTGGCAAAACTAAGAAGACTATTACTGGGGAAATTACGTGTTTCCTGGTGCCTATTTCTTCCAAGGTTTTGTACGGCCAGGAGATTATCCTGCCTGGTCTACTAGACGATGTTCATGAAGGATATGGTACTAGTTCGTAGTTACTATCCAAATTACATTACCCACGGGTAATGTAAGTATTATCAGCAATCTCTAGATTCTAAAGCTCTAATTCTAGACTCAAGACTTGACAGTCTTATAGTATACATCTCAGAAGTATCAATTCTGCACATTGCTTCGTTCAGGTATGATTTAACTTTACTTTCAACAATACGTCTAATGGTTTCATTGAGGTCGGCTTTCAGGTTATCAGAGTACACTGATAACTCGTATTTAATTTTAGAAACAACTGCTTCCTGGTCCTTGCGCATTTTATCTTTAGCGTCACGAGTTCGATCGTCGATCATCCCCATGGCAGCTTCGGATTGACGAGTCACATCCTCATACCCTGTAGATCGTATGTCTTCGAGTTCAGTCGACATCTCTATGTATAAATTTTGAAGTTTATTCGTATACTCATCGATCATACCATCGACACTACCGCCGAATTTCTCCTTAGCATCGCATATTCTGGCTATTTGCATCGAAGCATGATTTTCCAAACATTTAGCAATATTTGATTTCAGCGTATGTTGATTATTATTAGTTATCATATATTGTATACAACTTGTAATAGCTCTATACATAGATTCACTACAGTCATATGCAGAACCTACACCAAAACAGTGACCCCAAGTATCCCAGAATGATATGATTTGTTTTGACCACTGACTACCAATAGATGCTAATCCTGAATATAATACAATCTTAGCACTATGACTATAATGATCGTACATACTCTCGGTAAGCAATACGGTTTCCGAATCTACGGCTCTGGCTTCGTTTGGTAGAATTATATCAATAGGATAATAAGGATTTCCAACATCAGCTGGGTCATACTTTGCCATACAATACGCGAACATTGTAATGACAACTCCCGCCACAAATTCATTCACCAATTTCTGTTGGGAACTATCATCGTCAGTATCAACATCTTCTTTGATACAGTATATAATCTTGTCTAATAAGCTCCGGCAATGAGGTCCGGCATTCACCACCATTTCCGTGATATTTGGATTATCATAGGCCCTGTATAGACTATCGCATTCTTGCATACCGAACATATATACACATTGTATTTTATCAATATCAGATCCATCTTCGTTTGGAATAATTTCTAGCAATGAATATGGGGGAACTTCTAGATCACTATCTGGGGGCCCTTCTGTTATTAATGTTTGTGTTGGTGATGACAATACAAACAAGTGCGGTATTGTAACCATTTTACAAATTGAAAAATACAGACTTAAGTATCTAATTTTAAACACGATAAAACTTAATTATGGATATCCGAGCTCTATCAAGGGCTCGCAGATCCGGCAGAGATAAAGTTACAATTGGTCCTAGGACCAGTGAACGTAAGAAGAAATCGGAAGCTGATACTTACAATGAACAGTTAACTGGCAAAGCGTTTACAAAACCAAGACCTCGTCCGTCTACCGATCAGATACCCGCAATGGTGCCTGTCGCCATCAACATGCATATATTGAGCACCGAAGAGAAGTTGAAGATGAGCGTCCGTAAAATTACCAGTTCAACGTTAGACCCGTCCGACGACAATGGTGTTAATTCTAGATGGCTTGGTGTCACTGAAGATGTTCAATGTAAGAAATGTAATCAGGGTCTTATGAGTTGTTTCGGTCACTACGGTCTAATAGAATTTCCAGAAGGAGTTAAGATATATCATCCGATGCAGATGGAATATGTGATTCTGGTGTTAAGGTCTATATGTCAAGGATGTGCTGAAATGCTACTAACCGACGATATGATTAGTAGCATTGGTGCCGACAGTTTAAATGGCTATAATAAGCTCAAACTTATCGCAAAACATAGTATATCCGTTTCCAAATGTCCTACAGTTACTGGCGGATGTATTCCCGAATCCTGTTCAGAGTGCATTCCGAATCCAGAATATCTGCTTAAAATGAGTAAAGATAATTTGGCGGTAACATTCAAGACAAAAGGTGGCTCCAAAGACAATGAGGTATTAGATATCAACGAGGTATATAAAATACTATCATGTATAAGTCGAGAAACTGCTAATAAACTGGGATTCTTACCCCCGTCACACCCTAAAGATCTTATTTTAGAATCATTGTTGGTACCACCAGTATGTGTGAGATTTCCGATGAAACAGGGTGCATCTCAAGGTACCAATAAAATCAACGAAAAGTATGCCACCATTGTGAATAAAGTTCAAATGATCGAGAAGAATGGTCCAACTCCTGATAATGTCATGAATTTGACAAACGCGGTTAAAGACATCATGTCTACGAATGACAATCAAACCGGTAAAATGTCAAACGCGCAAGGTATGTCCTTCAAAATTCTACTAAATGGTAAGAAGGGTGCATGGATGGGCAATGTTACGGCTAAGAGAACTGCATTATCAGCTCGTACGGTAATAACTCCCGAAGCTTCGTCAGAATCTGACGAAGCTGGTATACCTGAAATTTTAGCTAAACATCTTACTACCGACCAAAGAGTTACTACCTTGAATCGAGAAGCTATGATCAAATTGTTGGAAAATGACAAGATTACTCATATCAATAATCGGAAAATAGAGCGTACCAAACGTATACTTAACATTGGAGATACCGTTACTCGTCATTTGCAAAATGGCGATTATGTGATGCTCAATCGTCAGCCTTCGCTAAGTCGAAAGAGTATGATGGCGTTTAGGGTCAAACTTATTCCAGGTTATTCAATCAGATTACACTTGTCGGCTACTACTCCTTATAATGCTGATTTTGACGGTGACGAGATGAACTTGCACGTACCTCAGACATTTGAAGCGATGTCAGAATTGAGAGAGATTGCTAGCGTCAAAGCGTGCATGATGGACGCCAAGTCTAACAAACCCAGTGTAGGTTTGATATACGATGCGGCTGTGGCTAGTTTTCTACTAACAGATGCCAGCACTCTCGTTAAAGAAACTCTATTTATGGACGCGTTAGCTATGCTTGTAGATCCGCCACCATTGAGTGAACTTAAAGCTAGAGTTGAAGGTCAAGGTCAACTATTTAAATCACCAGTCAGATCACAAATAGTGATTGAAGGTGATGCTGATCTTATTGACAATGAAACGTTTAACGTCGAAGTGGTACCAGTAAGAGCACGTTCGAGTCTCAAAGTTGATATCGATAGTCTAAGAGCTATATTTGACGACTCACAACTGGCAACACTTAACGGCACTAGGGCATACATAGATTCAAATGCTAGTTACAGCCGAACGCCACTCCTGGTAAAACAGGTTAGATTTATCATGGACAGAGGGATTCTGAGTCAAGAGCCAGCTACTGGAATTGACAGTAAGTATTTGCTGTATTCAGATGAGCCTGGTACCGGATTATTATCAGTGATCGCTGGAAGATTCAAAATCAGAACTCTAAGAACCGGTAGCAGAAGCATATATTTTGAAGCCACCCCTCATGAGGTCGACGTAAAACCAGATCTAGCGGCTCCGCTCCCGGTTGGTACTAGTGTTACTCGAACAGTTATCGATCGATCTGATTATGTTAGATCACTACAAAACCCGAACTATGAATTGGTATATTCAGCTTTACCAGCCTCTGGTACTACTGGTGGACTAGCCTATGAGTATTTTGTTCATCATCCAGGTGTCAGCTACAACCCAATGGATGTATCTCCCGGTAAGATTACAGATGGTTCATTTAAACCAGATAACATAGTAGCTAGTGCGATTATTAGACCATTGCCAGGCGAGACTATAACTAATCGTGAAGCGTATATGGAATCTGGAAGTATAACCGGTGCTAGAAATGGCGAAAAGTTGATAATATCTAGAGTTAAACGTATCGGCAATACGTTTGTAGTGGATGACAATGGTACTGAGTTTATCGTATACACGCCAAACCGAAAGTTAGAAGCGTTGTCTGATAACGTCGCAACTATCAAGGGTACGTTGTTGGCTAAAGGTAAAGCTAGAACGATCACTAGACTCAAGTTTATAACCAACGGAGCTCTTATGAGGAGAAACTCATCGCTAAGCTCTAAAGGTAAAGAACGCGAAACCCGAGTTAAAACTTCAGGGTCGCTGCTAAGCGCTGAGAGTAAACTTATTAAGATTAAATCAGCGCCACCAGAAGCTTTAGATCAACCAGCCAGACTTGATATGATCAGTTTTGACCGACAGTCTAGAAAACCTATCCGATCAAAGCGTCCGTCGGACCCTGATATTATTGGAAAGTACTTAAGTGGTCAACCATTGTTACCGCCAACTATCACTGAAGAACCTGAGTTGCCAACCGATCTAATCGTTACGGCCACTGAATTTATACCTGAAAACACGGAACGAGTACCAATTAAAGAGTACTTGGTGTCAACTGAAGACCGGGTTGAATCGGCCGCTACTGATGATAAATTTATCATCGGTCGAATTGTGAGAAGTGGTGGTGAACTATTTTTCGCGAATGACGCTCGATCAGATTTAGGACCAGATAGTCGACATGAAGTTGGGTACTCAGGTAGGGCACTATTTTCAGCTTTATTACCAGCCGGTTTTAAATATGAGAGTAAGAACAAACACGGGTTAGAAGACGTAATTATAAGAGATGGCGTAATAATTCAAGGTCAGCTCACAAAGACGCAAGTTGGACCAGTTGCTGGTAGTATTATTCAGTATCTATACAAAGATTTCGGTCAAGAAGTCGCTTCGAAATTCATAACCAATGCTTATCTACTTCTAACTAGATGGTTGACTGAGAATATGTTTAGTACGGGTATTTCTGACTGTTTACCAGGTCCAGACTTATTTGGATTTACCGATTTTGAGGACGAAGATACCAAGCGGGAGATGGAGCGGGTTGTACCTAACATTAAGAAGATCAAGTCACTTTTGAATAAGAAACAGCAGGTAATGACTAAAACTAAATTAAAGTTAGAATCACTAGGTCAACCGCCTACTGATCCTAAAGATTTAGAGCGATGGACTTCTGATGTCTCAGCCATTATGAACATTACTAATGAAGCCGGACTTGGTATTTCTCGAGATGTACTCGATAAGAGTAACCCGTTTAACATCATGTATCAGTCAGGCGGTAAGGGTAGTGCCGCAAACATATCACAAATGATAGCATTTGCTTCTCAGCAGTTTTTATATGGTCAAGTGATGCCAATGACACTTGGCGGTGGTACTAGATGTTTGCCGTACTTTGAGCCGGGATCTACCGACCCAAGGGCTAGAGGTTTCTGTAGTGATTCTTTCACCAGTGGTTTAGACTTACCAGGTTGGGTATTCTCAATGACAGCTAGTCGCCCTCAGATTTTAGAAACAGTGTTGCGTACTGCTGATGCCGGTACTCTTCAACGATATATGACTACTGCCATGCAAGATGTTAAATTAGCTCAAGATGGTACCGTTCGTAACAGCAAAGATCAAATTATATCGTTCGCATACGGTGGTGATAACATGGATGGTTCTAAGTTGTTGAAGATAAATACCAGCATGGGAATGTATCGCACATTCTTGGATATTAAACCTGAGGTTGATCGGTTGAATGCAAAATACAGCTCAATGTTCTAAGTTTAGACAACTTTAAAAAAACCAACTCCAGAGTTGGTTTTTAAAATGGCACCGGTCATATACAAAATGCATCGGCCAAGAATATTAGTGACCGGTAGTTCTGGTTACATCGGAAGTAACTTTATCCGACGAACCCAAAAATTGGCCAAAATTAAGGGGTTAGATATGGTTGAAGGCGAATTTACTAATTTTGTATCTGATATGACTGATAAATTAAGTCTGCTTGCAATAATTGACAAGGTCAAACCATCGGTAATTGTACACTTAGCCGCTAAGATTCAAGTTGGCGAATCTCAACATAAACCCGATATCTATTGGAAGCATAATTTCGTAGCCACTATGAATTTACTAGATGTGATCCGAGAGGTTGATCCAGGTATTAAACTAGTATTCATGTCAAGTGCAGCTGTATATGGTCACAGTGACGCTGAACTCACGATTGATAGTGATACTAAACCAGTATCAGTATACGGTGAGACCAAATTAGCCTGTGAAATGGCGATTCGTAGTTATTGTGATGCTTACGGACTGACAGCCGCCGCCACTAGGCTATTTAATGTAGGTGGCGGTATTAGAAGTACTGACAGTTGCTTTCACCTCATTCCAATTGCAGTTCGCTGTATTCTCGAAGAAGACACCTTCAAAATACTTGGAAATGACTACGATACTGAAGATGGTACTTGTGAACGTAGTTATGTTCACGTATACGATCTTATTGATACTATCATGAATATCATAAAAGCCGATATTAAGACCGGTAGTTTTACCGTGTATAACGTATCAGCTAAGAGTAGTCATACCGTGACTGATATTATCAGTAGTGTTATTGAAATTACGAATCAGAAGATGATCGTAAAAATATCAGATCGAAGACCAGGTGATCCTGGAAGATTGATTAGTAAGATTACACCTCATGATCTTAAGGTACTCGAATGTAATTTCGCGCTAGCCGATATTATAACAGATGAATGGAACTCTAGAAAAAATTCACACGGAAATAAAAAGTAAAGATGTCGATGGTGTATGCACAACCGGCCGCACCGCAGTACACTAATCCTGATATTAACGATGCAGCCTTCAACTCCGAACTTTTCCAGAGTTATTGGTTTTGGCTATTAGTGTTACTAGTGATAATAGCATTGGGTATAGCTATTGGCGTATTAATCTGGATCGGAACTCGTGAAGATACTGTCGTAAATCCAGACTTAAGTATACAACAAACTAGTGTGGCTACTACCACTTCTGATACTTTCAGAACCAGTGAATTTGATTTATATATCGGTATAAATACAGGGACTATGACCTTAAATATACCAGCTAACGATACTAATCGTAAAGGTCGGGTGATCTATATTAAGAATGATGGCACGGCCAACATTAACATAGATACTAGAAATTTGGTTAATTTTAAGGGTGGCCAAATCACAAATCCTCAAACGGTTGAATCCGGTGTATATGCGATATTTGTATTTGAAAGTCAGAATTTACTACTACGTTTACAGTAAACGTATGAGTAAACTAAAAACCATCGCTGGCGATGGTTTTGTGGGTTTCGGAAGTGATTGTATTTTTCGAAAAATCGTATTGTAAAGCTATAAAATGGAGAGTATACTGGATGAAGCCGATCGCAAGGGCTTCCGAAGATTTATCAACGGACTAATATGGACCACGATCCGAGAATCGTGGATCGCAAATCCGGGCATGGAGATACCTGGGTATACTCAACAAAAGATTTTGAGCCTGCAACGAGATACCGCCAAGTTTCTACCAGCGTTACCGGAAGCTAAACAGAGAGTATTAACACAACTGATACAGCCGACTCCTGGTAAACCGTTTCCAGATTGGCTAATCGCTAAAGCCAAGAACATGCGATCTCCGATTGACTATGGCAAATTGGTGAGTTCAGACGAATCTAGATTTTCATCACTACGTCCCAGAGACTTGGCTCAAGTTGCGGCTTCCTATCGTAAACGTATTCCAGAACCAGTTACCCGGATCATCGATGTGACCGCTCATATCGGCGTCGATACCCTGTTCTTTGCTTATTTGTATCAGACAGCTACTGTTGACGCTGTGGAGATAAATCCAGACACTTGGTTACTACTAGCCAACAACATTTTGAAGATCAACGAAATAATAGGGCCTGATCATGCTACGGTTAATATTTGGTTGCAAGATGGAGTTGACTACTTACAGCATACAGCTAGCTTCGGCGAGAAAGCTAGTGTGGTGTATTTTGATCCACCTTGGGGTGGCACTGATTACAAAACTAAGGCTAGAATCGAATTGACCCTAGGTGATAAACCCATTGGTATTGCTGTCGGTTACACCCTCAAATATATTGCAACGACGGTCATCGTTAAAGCCCCCAATAATATGGACTTTAACGAGTTTGAATTGGACATACTAAAATTCCTACCCGAAGCCAATTTTGTGATAGCTAGCGACCCTATCATGTCTGAAAAGTCTGCGGTTTCGTATTATCTACACTACGTACAACTGGGCACCCGAAAACCATTCCCGTATTGGCACAATGTGATGAAACCAGCTACCGAGATGTTTGCTGCATTAAAATCAGCGAACTTGGAGGGAACACCGGCGGATGGTTATAAATCGGTGCTCGAACGCCGGTATCCAGAAGATTACATGAATGCTGATGGTATTTCCAATCATTTCACTGAGACTGAACGAATGAAATGTAGCTTTGGCGGCAAGGCGTCTCCAGAAACTGTTTGGCGTACCCGCTATAATCAGGTCGTAAAATCCAGTTTGGCTTTTGATGATATGCCGGAGGGAATAGCGCTGCGAGAAGCGCTATATAGCATGAGC